TTACTTGTCAAAAATGGCTATTGCATCGTGTTTTTTCTGAGTATATAAATGGCTGTAAGTGCCCATCGTTTCAGTGATTTGAGCATGTCTCATGAGTGACTGTAAAACGAAAATATCTACACCATTATTTGCAAGATAAGATGCATAAGAATGTCTTAACGCGTGAATGTTATAATGGGGGAAAGCTTTTTGGAATTTCTTTTGAACATGACTGTAATGTTTGGGAGCCATTCCTCCGAAAATAAAATAACTACGTTCATCAAAATATTTATTTAACTCTTTTTCACGTTGGTGTCGTTCAGTTAACATTGTATTGATGAATTTAGGTAAAGGAACAATATCCTCTGAACTATCTGTTTTTGGTCTCGGAAATATAGTTCTATTAGAGATGTCCATTGTTTTATTTATGGATATCTCTTTTTTGTATTTATTGTAGTCTGTCCAAACAAGAGCCATAGCTTCGCCAATCCTTAAACCTGTATAAAACATTAATGTAAATAACTCTCTGTAATCTTGCTCTTCAATGTCTTTGATTCTTTCTTCAAATTCTTCACGCATCATAAACTTAGGTTTTGGCTTTACACGCGGAATAGGTTTAATTGATATTGTTGGATCTGTACGTAATCCAAAGTATTTTTTGGCATAATTAATTACAACTTTAAAACCTGACCAAATTGTACGAGCAGAATTTGTTGACGCTACATTCTCTATTAGATATTTACGAAACTCTTGGCATTGATTTTGCGTTATCTTATTCATTTTTATGTGCCCGAACTTAGCTTTAAAGTGTTTATGATATTCATTTTGTTTGCGTCGTTTTGTTTTAGGTCTCAAATCGCTATTTTCTAAATAGTGATGAAAAACATAATCAAATGTTTTTGAATCGCTATATCCTTCGTTTACGTCATTCAAAAAGATAGCCTCTGCTCTCTTAGCTTCACGCTTAGTTGAAAAACCGCGTTGCATCTTACGTTTGTTATTACCGTATACATCTTTATATCTAATGGAAAAATACCATTTACCTGTATTATCATCCTTATATACTGGCATTTTGCTTCTCCCTCCTCAAAATTGGCAAAAAAATAATAAGGGTAGGCGGGCTACCCGAAATTTAGTACTAGGTACTAAATGTGATATAATAAAATAAAAAGTAGGTGATGAAATGTGCGTAAAGTTTACTGACGCAGAAATAGCTTATATAAAAGAATCAGTTGAAAATTATAGTAGTGAATTTGATATTTATGACGATGAACAAGAACTTAAATTAAAAATTTATGAACAAATTATGTTAAAAATAGAGTCCGAATACAAGGATATCTATTTATTCCGTCTTATTAATTGATTTACTGTATTCGGTTAATATTCTTTCGTTTTCATCAACGATGTCCTTTAGTGTGTTTAAAAGGAAGTCGCAATCACCTTTGGCTACTGCACCGGCTTGTGAATGGTTGATTATATTTCTCATACTATAAGCAATTTCTACCCGTTTTTTGGTTCTATAATTCACTTTACCCTCTTTAGTTAATTCTCCTAATAATTTGGTGTACATAGTTGAATCGGTGTCTTTATGTTTGATTTTATTCACTTTTTTTAATTTGATTAAAAACGTCTCTATAGCAACAGCAAAGGTTGCTGCAGCTGGCAAATACAACTCCCTTTTATAAGCTTGTAATCCTTGTTCTATTTGATAAGAAAAAGTTATATCATCAACAATCTTTTTCATGCTATTTAAATCTAAGTGGTTGAACGGTTGTATTTCATCATGTGCTTTGTTTATCAATTTCTCTTTCGACTTCGATATCAATGTATTGTAATGATCGTTAGCTAATCGTTTGCCATAATTAAAAAATAAATCTAAATTGTTTTGTATTATTACAGTCCCGATATATTTTCCGTAGTAAATAGACGTGTAATAAATGTAGTTATTAAAATCTAATAATCCGGATTGTTCTTCTACATACTTTTTAGAATCATATATGTATGAAGTAAAGTGTTTAGACAAATGTTTGATATCAGTATTACGAAAATTATATATTTCTTTTAATTTACTGTCATTTGAGATAACAACGATGCAAGGTTCTTCAAAAAAAGATTGATTTAGATAAAATATCGAAATCTTGTAATCGTCTTTTCTCATGAATGGGAAGGCTTCCGGATTACTACTAAACTGATAAATGTATCTGTTTTCAACTACATATTTGTAACCTTCTAAAAAATTACGCAAGTATTCTTTTAAAGTTTTATTCTCTTCCATACCTCATCCTCCTCACGCCACACAGGCGCTGTTAATCACATTTTAGTTCTTTCGGTAATTTCAGACTCCATAACTCTTTGATGTGATTCTTTGGCTTCTCGAATCATATCTTTAAATTCTTGACTTTCGATAAACGCGTTAGCTTCTTCAATTTCCTCTTGTGTAAGTTTTTTTCTACCAGTGTTAATGTGTATATGCTCAATTTCTTCATATGATTCCATAATTTTTTATTTCTCCTTTACTTTTTATGTTAAAGCGCCGTATAGGAGCTTATTTCCTATATTCTTCTTCAACATACTTTTTTACTAAATATTCAAGAATAAGTTCTGTCATTAAATCGTTTTCTTCGTACTCTTTACGTAGTTCCTTTATTCTTTGGATTAATTTATCTTCTGGAGTTTCCAAATTAAACCCTCCTATAAAATAACTTTCCCAACCAACCTCACGCTTTCATTCCTATAAAAGTGAAGGTCGCGGTATTCTTTATTGAGTGAAACTAAAGTTAATCTATCATCTTCAACGAAGACTTTCTTAACGTACGCTTCTTCTTCAATGATGAATATACCAATCTGACCATTCTTTATATTGTGTGTTTTCTCTACAAATATAATTTCTCCATTTTTAAACATAGGTTCCATAGAGTCACCATTAACCTTTAATGCTAAATCATGCGGTGGCACAGGTCCCTTAACCATTTCAGTGAATAGCGTTTCATCGTGTAGACGTTCTCCCACGCCGGCAGAGACGCAACCATTGACATTAACCGGAGTTTTATCCTGTTTATATGAATTAATATCTACAACGTTATCTCCTTTAGAGTTTTGTTCATCTAACTGACTATTTGCGTAGTTTAGTACATTGCTTTGTCGCGGAGGTGTGAGTTGAGATGATATGTTATGAATTTCTTCAATAACTTTCGAATCATCCATTTCATGTATCAAATCTAAGGGTTTAACTCCAAAAACATTAGCTATTTCAGGTAGTTTGTCTAGTTTTGGACTTCTGATACCTTTCCTCCATCTTGTGACTGTTGTTCGGTTAACATCTACCAATTCTGCTAATTCACTATCACTCATATCTCTTTTGTTCATCAGACGTTCCAGATTCGAAGAAAATGAACTCATATTTTTATCTCCTTTAAATATATTATCTAACTAATGACTTCATTATATGCCTATAGTTCCAAAAATGCAATAAAAACACGAAAATATGTGCAGAGTAAAAAAAATATGTAAAAACCACTTGCAATTTTGGAACATCAGGTGTAGTATTGTTTTCAGGAGGTGTTCCAAAAATGCACAAAGACTTATATAGCTTTAGAAAAGCAGCGAAAAAGAACCAAGACTTTATGGGTGGTTTAATTGGTGTTTCGGGTCAACAATACGGAAAAAGAGAACGTGGAGAAATTCCCATTAATTTAGATGAAGCGATGATTTTTTCTAAAGCTCTCGAAAAACCAATACAAGAACTATTTCCAGAATATTTTTTTATTGAAAGAGTTCCAAAAATGCACGAAAGAAAAGTCACATCTTAATAGGAGGAATTAAAAATGAACTTAAAAATTCAAGTCGTATTGGATGACACAACAGAACTAAAAAATACTTTGGAGCAAATAGAAAATATCCACTCACAAAGTATTGAAAAATTAAATGTAGAAATCGTAATAAATTCTAATCATCCATGCGATCTAAATAATCTTTGATGTATTTAAGATTATTTACAATAACTTCTCCATTAATTATGGAGCTTGAACTAATAGGATTGCCATTTACACCTGACTTAGTGAGTTTAGCATTATGTTCTAACATAGCTATTACTAATTCAGATGCTAATTCTTTATTTGACTTTTCCATACTTATCACCTCCTTAGGTTGATAACAACATTATACACGAAAGGAGCATAAACATTATGCAAGCATTACAAACATTTAATTTTGAAGAATTACCAGTAAGAACATTAGAGGTTGACGGAGAACCATATTTTATAGGAAAAGATGTTGCTGACATTTTAGGATATGCAAACGGACGAGATGCTTTGTCAAAACATGTTGATGAAGACGACAAGAAAGTTCTAACGTCGCGAAATACGACTTTAGAAAATTTACCAAATCGAGGACTTACTGCAGTCAACGAATCGGGTTTATACAGCCTAATCTTCTCATCAAAACTAGAATCAGCTAAACGATTCAAACGCTGGGTAACATCAGATGTCCTACCAGCCATTCGCAAACATGGTATCTACGCAACGGACAACGTAATTGAACAAACATTAAAAGATCCAGACTACATCATTACAGTGTTGACTGAGTATAAGAAAGAAAAAGAGCAAAACTTACTTTTACAACAAGAAATCGGAGAACTAAAACCCAAAGCAGACTATGTAGATGAAATCTTAAAATCAACTGGCACATTAGCCACAACTCAAATCGCGGCAGACTACGGTATATCAGCACAAAAGTTAAACAAACTACTACACGAAGCTAGACTACAACGAAAAGTAAATAAACAGTGGGTGCTTTACTCAGAACACATGGGCAAGAGTTACACAGATTCAGACACTATAACAATTATGCGTTCTGATGGCAGAGAAGACACAGTTTTACAAACTAGATGGACACAAAAAGGCAGATTGAAAATACATGAAATCATGACTGAATTCGGTTATGAAGCTAACGTAACTGCTTAACAGGAGGGCACAGCAAATGCAAGCTCAAAACAAAAAAGTCATCTATTACTACTATGACGAAGAAGGTAATAGACGACTATTATCAATTGGTAATTTAGATACCTATTTATTAGCAGATATCAAATCAAGATTTGGTTTATATAAAAAGGCAATCCCTGATTTAGATAATCTATACATTCAAATAGATGGTATCGAATTTAAATTATATTAAATTTTTGGAAATGCAAAGGAGGAGCAACAAATGAACAAACTATATAAAGCAACCCTCCTCATCACAATGGCAGTTGTGACTTGGAAGGTTTGGAAGATTGAAAAAAACACTAGAAACGCTGATTATCCGTTATCAGTTTCATTAAGTGATTTACCTGAACTATCAGCGAATTCTATTGCTTCAATATATTGACGGAAATAAAATTGACGACGTTTATTCAAATACTCTTGGTAATCAGAACGATTATTGAATTCTTCCAACTTTTTAGCATGTGGGAGCGTTTGAATATATGCGGAAGCAAATTGATGTGGATAGAATTTTGTCATAGTTATCCCTCCTTTCACTAGGAGATAACTAAATTATACACAACACAAAAATAAAAAGGAGAAAAAGATATGATGAAAAATAGTTTGCAAGCTAAAGAACTTGCGGTAATTTTATCTGTTTCTAAATCCAAAGCAGGACAAATAATAAGAGAACTGAATAAAGAACTTGAAGATGAAGGATACATTGCGATACGAGGCAGAATACCCGTCCAATTAGCTAGGAAAAAATTTCCTTATCACGACTTATCAGACCAGAGAATAATGGAGGAGTTGAAAAAAGAAAATGAGTAAAACTTATAAAAGCTACCTAGTAGCAGTGCTATGCTTCACAGTCTTAGCGATTGTGCTTATGCCATTGCTGTACTTCACTACAGCGTGGTCAATTGCGGGATTCGCAAGCATAGTGACATTCATATTTTATAAGGAATATTTTTATGAAGAATAAAAAACTGCTACTTGCGCCAACAAGTAACAGTATCAAGCACTTAAGAAAAATTTCAAGTTAAATATAAAACGAAAAACGGAGGAAGTCAAGGTGTATTACGAAATAGGCGATATCATACGCAAAAATATTCATGTTAACGGATTCGATTTTAAGCTATCCATTTTAAAAGGTCATATGGGCATATCAATACAAGTTAAAGATATGAACAACGTACCAATTAAACATGCTTATGTCGTAGATGAGAATGACTTAGATATGGCATCAGACTTATTCAACCAAGCGATAGATGAATGGATTGAAGAGAACACAGATGAACAGGACAGACTAATTAACTTAGTCATGAGATGGTAGGAGGTTGCTATGAAGCAGACTGTAACTTATATCATTCGTCATAGGGATATGCCAATTTATATAACTAACAAACCAACCGATAACAATTCAGATATTAGTTACTCCACAAATAGAAATAGAGCTAGGGAGTTTAACGGTATGGAAGAAGCGAGTATCAATATGGATTATCACAAAGCAATCAAGAAAACAGTGACAGAAACTATTGAGTACGAGGAGGTAGAACATGACTGAACAAACATTATTTGAACAGTTGAACAGTAAAAACGTGAATGATCATACAGAACAAAAAAATGGATTAACTTATCTAGCATGGTCATATGCACACCAAGAGCTGAAAAAGATTGACCCAAACTACACAGTAAAAGTACACGAGTTTCCACATCCAGATATTAACACAGAAAATTATTTTGTACCTTATTTGGCTACACCAGAAGGCTATTTTGTACAGGTATCTGTGACTGTGAAAGATAGTACAGAGACTGAGTGGCTTCCAGTATTGGACTTTAGAAATAAATCGCTTGCTAAAGGTAGTGCAACAACTTTCGATATTAACAAAGCGCAAAAACGATGTTTTGTAAAAGCTTCGGCTTTACACGGTTTAGGCTTATATATCTACAACGGCGAGGAACTACCAAGTGCAAGTGACAACGATATTACAGAATTAGAAGAGCGTATCAATCAGTTCGTGAACTTATCTCAAGAAAAAGGGCGAGATGCAACTATCGATAAAACGATGAGATGGCTAAAAATATCTAACATTAATAAATTAAGTCAAAAACAAATCGCAGAAGCACACCAAAAATTAGATGCGGGATTAAAACAATTGGATAGTGAGGAGAAACAATAATGTTAAACAGAGCAGTATTAGTAGGACGCTTAACAAAAGACCCAGAATTAAGAAGCGCGCCAAATGGCGTAAATGTAGGTACATTCACATTGGCAGTAAACAGAACATTCACGAATGCTCAAGGCGAGCGTGAAGCAGATTTTATAAACGTAGTAGTGTTCAAGAAACAAGCTGAAAATGTTAAAAACTACCTTTCTAAAGGGTCGCTGGCAGGTGTAGACGGGCGACTACAAACACGTAGCTACGATAACAAAGACGGGAAACGTGTATTTGTTACAGAAGTAGTAGCGGACAGTGTTCAATTCTTAGAACCGAAGAATAACAACCAACAACCAAACAACAATTATCATCAACAAAGACAAACTCAAACTGGTAATAATCCTTTTGATAATACCACTGCGATTACTGATGATGACTTACCGTTCTGATTGGAATGATTAAATGCCGAAAATTACTAGTTATATCACTCAAGACGACGGCACAACAACAGTTGTCATCTCGGGTGTTGAATTAGGCAATAAAGAAACATTACTACTTGATAACGGGTTTGATGTAGAAGTAGATGTAAGCGTCATAGATCCGTTTCAAATTACCGGCAAGCAACGACGAAAAATATTCGCGCTTGTCAAAGACATAGAAGAATATACAGGTCAACCAATGGACTATATGCGACATATGTTCATCGAGTATGTAAGGACTTACTACGGCTATGATGAACGTATTTCACTAAGTAATTGTACGAGAACACAAGCAAGTCAAATCATTGAAGCAACGCTTGACTGGACGTTCTACAATGACATACCACTTAGCTACAAAACGAGTAATCTACTGAAACAAGATAAATCATTCTTATACTGGTCAACTGTTAACCGCAACTGTGTAATATGCGGAAAGCCTCACGCTGACCTAGCGCATTATGAAGCAGTTGGCAGAGGTATGAACAGAAACAAGATGAATCACTACGACAAACATGTATTAGCGCTATGTCGCGAACATCATAACGAGCAACATGCGATTGGCGTTAAGTCGTTTGATGATAAATATCACTTGCATGACTCGTGGATAAAAGTTGATGAGAGGCTCAACAAAATGCTGAAAGGAGAAAACAATGGGAGAAGTATCGTGGATAAAACTTAAAGTTGGCATGTTTGATGACAGCAAAATCAAATATATCGAAGCTTTACCCGAAAGAGATACGATCATAACTATTTGGGTTAAGTTACTAACTTTATCAGGAAAGTACAATGAACAAGGTTATATTATGCTATCCGAAAACTTGCCGTACAACGAAGAAATGTTAGCAAATGAATTTAATAGACCTATTAACTCAATAAGGTTAGCAATTCAAACTTTTGAGACATTGGGCATGATTGAAAAAGTTAATGGTGTCATAAAAGTGACAAACTGGGAGAAGCATCAAAGCTTAGATAGCAAAGCTAAGCATAAAGAAAAAAATAAATTGCGACAACAACGCTATCGTGAGAAACAGAAAAAGTTACTAGAAGCAAAACGTAACGTTACCGTAACGTTACGTAACGATACAGAAGAAGAAGAAGAAAGAGAAGAAGAAAGAGAAGGAGAAAAAGAAGAAGAATATAAGAATAAAGAAGAAGAAAGAGAAGCCGTCTTCTCATCTTCAATAAAATATATAATTGCAAATTTGGATGATAAGTTAACACCTAATCAAATGGAACAATTAGGGTTTGCTATTGATGATATAGGTACAAACGCTTTTGAAGTTGTAAAAGTAGGTGTTGAGTACACTAAAAGCAAAAGTGCGCATGGTGGCTATTTAATTAAAGTTTTAAACAACTGGGCTAAAGAGAATGTCAAAACAAAAGAAGATGCAGAAAATAAAATAGCACCTAGAAAAAATACTACTGATGATGTCATTGCACAAATGGAAAAAGAATTGAGTGATGACTAATGCCGATGAGCAAAACACAAGCATTAGAAATTATTAAAAAAGTTAGGTACGTATACAACATTGATTTTGATAAACCGAAGTTAGAAATGTGGATTGATGTATTAAGTCAAAATGGAGATTATCAACCAACTGTAAAAGCGGTAGATGTTTATATCAACAGTAACAACCCGTACCCGCCTAACTTACCAGCAATCATGCGTAAGGAACCTAAAAAAGTATCTATCGAGCCAGTAGATAACGAAACCGCTACACACCAATGGAAAATGCAGAATGACCCCGAATATGTCAGACAAAGAAAAATAGCGCTAGATAAGTTCATGAATAAGTTGGCAGAATTTGGGGGCGAAAACGAATGAATTACGGACAATTCGAAATTGAAAGTACAATAATCGCTACGCTACTTAAACAACCGGACGTATTAGAAAAGATAAGAGTTAAAGATTACATGTTTACGAACGAAAAGTTTAAAACCTTTTTCAATTATGTAATGGACGTCGGAAAGATAGATCATCAAGAAATCTATTTAAAAGCAACTAAAGATAAAGAATTTTTAGATGCAGATACTATAACTAAACTTTACAACTCCGATTTCATTGGATACGGCTTCTTTGAACGTTATCAACAAGAATTATTGGAAAGTTATCAGCTCAACAAAGCTAACGAATTAGTAACTGAGTTCAAACAACAACCTACGAACCAAAACTTTAACAACTTGATTGATGAACTCAAGGATTTAAAAACAATTACTAACAAAAAAGAAGATGGAACCAAGAAGTTTGTTGAGGAGTTTGTTGAAGAGTTATACAGCGATAGCCCTAAGAAGCAAATTAAGACGGGTTACAAGCTAATAGATTACAAAATAGGGGGATTAGAACCATCACAATTAATCGTCATCGCAGCGCGTCCCTCAGTGGGTAAGACAGGTTTTGCATTAAACATGATGCTGAACATAGCACAAAATGGATACAAAACATCTTTCTTTAGTCTCGAAACAACCGGCACATCGGTATTGAAACGTATGTTATCAACAATTACTGGTATTGAGTTAACAAAGATAAAAGAAATCAGGAACTTAACGCCGGATGACTTAACAAAGTTAACGAATGCGATGGATAAAATCATGAAATTAGGCATTGATATTTCTGATAAAAGTAATATCACACCGCAAGATGTGCGAGCACAAGCAATGAGGCATTCAGACGGGCAACAAGTTATTTTTATAGATTACCTTCAACTGATGGATACTGATGCGAAAGTTGATAGACGTGTAGCAGTAGAAAAGATATCACGTGACTTAAAGATAATCGCTAATGAGACAGGCGCAATCATCGTACTACTTTCACAACTGAATCGTGGTGTCGAGTCTAGACAGGATAAAAGACCAATGCTATCGGACATGAAAGAATCAGGCGGAATAGAAGCAGATGCGAGTTTAGCGATGCTACTTTATCGCGATGATTATTATAACCGTGACGAAGATGACAGTATTACAGGCAAGTCTATTGTTGAATGTAACATAGCTAAAAACAAAGACGGCGAAACTGGAGTAATTGAATTTGAGTATTACAAGAAGACGCAGAGGTTTTTCACATGAACATCATGCAATTCAAAAGCTTATTGAGATCGATGTATGAAGAGACAAAGCAAAACGACCCGATTGTAGCAAATGTATATATCGAGACTGGTTGGGCAGTCAACAGATTGTTAGACAATAACGAGTTATCGCCTTTCGATGATTACGACAGAGTTGAAGAGAAAATTATGAATGAAATCAATTGGAAGAAAACGCACATTAAGGAGTGTTAAAAATGCCGAAAGAAAAATATTACTTATACCGAGAAGATGGCACGGAAGATATTAAGGTCATCAAGTATAAAGACAACGTAAATGAAGTTTATTCGCTCACAGGAGCCCATTTCAGCGACGAAAAGAAAATTATGACTGATAGTGACCTAAAACGCTTCAAAGGCGCTCACGGGCTTCTATATGAGCAAGAGCTAGGATTACAAGCAACGATATTTGATATTTAGAGGTGGCACAGTGAGTAAATACAACGCTAAGAAAGTTGAGTACAAAGGAATTGTATTTGATAGCAAAGTAGAGTGCGAATATTACCAATATTTAGAAAGTAATATGAATGGCACTAACTATGATCGTATCGAAATACAACCGAAATTTGAATTACAACCTAAATTCGGGAAACAAAGACCGATTACGTATATAGCCGATTTCTCTTTGTGGAAGGAAGGGAAACTGGTTGAAGTTATAGACGTTAAAGGTAAGGCGACTGAAGTTGCCAACATCAAAGCGAAGATATTCAGATATCAGTATAAAGATGTGAATTTAACATGGATATGTAAAGCGCCTAAATACACAGGTCAAGAATGGATGGTATATGAGGACTTAGTGAAAGTCAGACGTAAAAGAAAAAGAGAAATGAAGTGATTTAATGCAACAACAACAAGCATATATAAACGCAACGATTGATATAAGGATATCTACAGAAGTTGAATATCAGCATTTTGATGATGTGGATAAAGAAAAAGAAACGCTGGCAGATTACTTATATAACAATCCGAACGAAATACTAGAGTATGACAATTTAAAAATTAGAAACGTAAATGTAGAGGTGGAATAAATGGGCAGTGTTGTAATCATTAATAATAAACCATATAAATTTAACAATTTTGAAAAAGAAATAATGGCAAAGCGTGGGATAAATGCTGGAATTGTTTCTAAACGTGTAAGAGGTTGTTGGGAGTTTTCAGAAGCTTTAGACGCGCCTTATGGCATGCATCTAAAAGAATATAGAGAAATGAAACAAATGGAAAAAATTAAACAAGCGAGACTCGAACGTGAATTGGAAAGAGAGCGAAAGAAAGAGGCAGAGCTACGTAAGAAGAAACCGCATTTGTTTAATGTACCTCAAAAACATTCACGTGATCCGTACTGGTTCGATGTCACTTTTAACCAAATGTTTAAGAAATGGCAGGAAGCATAAATGCCTAAAACCGATAGCGCACGTAAAGAATACTTAAACCAATTTTTCGGCTCTAAGAGATATCTGTATCAGGATAACGAGCGAGTGGCACATATCCATGTAGTAAATGACACTTATTACTTTCACGGGCATATCGTACCAGGTTGGCAAGGCGTGAAAAAGACATTTGATACAGCAGAAGAGCTCGAAACATATATAAAGCAACATGGTTTGGAATACGAGGAGCAGAAGCAACTAACTTTATTTTAGAGGAGATGGAAATGATGAATAATCGCGAACAAATCGAACAGTCTGTTATAAGTGCTAGTGCGTATAACGGCAATGACACAGAGGGATTGCTAAAAGAGATTGAGGACGTTTATAAGCATAAA